TAAGACCTTCTTTAAGTAGTTTTTTACTCATAGTTTCCTCAGAAAGAAAGGCTCCCCCGAAGGGGAGCCAAACTCATTACGCCGCTTTGACGCCGATCACAGCACCGTTAGCCTGACCATTCTTACCTCGAAGGCCATACTCAGCAACCATCATCTGCTTGACGGAATCACCAGTCTTAGCCAAAGTTTCAGTCGTAAATGGACGCAAATAATCAATGCTCCAGAAATCGAAATCAACAATGTACAACTGGTTAGCCAAACACAGACGGCTAGGTACAATTTTAAACGTACCAAAGTCTGTGACGATTACATCAACAGAATTAACTGCATGGGCGGGTGACGCTTTGTCATGGTTAGTCACAAGATCAGCAACGACAGAACCTGCCAGAGCCGACATTTTAACTTTCAATGACGCATCACACATGATTACATCTGGGTTACCACCTGCTTCCCACACCTGCTGTACGCAATCATTGACATGATCCATCGTCAAAACAACGTCAGCACCTGCGGGAGCCGCTACACTAGTACCATCACCTGCGTTAGCGATAGGGGCCGCAGGGCCTGCCGTAGCATCAATGATGTTGGAGTCAGCGGCAACAGCATCGCCAAGCCAAGACATAAAGGCCGCAGTCTTGCGTGCAACACCTGCCGCACCTGCCGCTTTAACATCTTCACCAGTGAGCATCAACTCCATGTCACGCTTAATTTCTTTAGCGCGTTTGGCAAGTTGATACGCTTGCGAGGACTTACGACCTGCCCAATCAACGGCTTCTGCCGTACCTGAAGTCTGAACAGCCTTCTCAGAAATCTGAGTATAGTTGGTCAACTTAACAGGCTCGACAACAGCCAACGATGCAGGATCGTCACCTTCTAACTTCTGGTTAGCGGCGGCGGCGGCCAACTCATCTTTCTGCCACTCGAACAGAGTATTTGAGCAAGAGCCTTTACCTGCGCCAGACATGAAGGGCGTGTCCATAGGACTAATGTTATAAATGATATCACTAAGGTCTTCGCGTACCTGTACGCCACCAAAGGTCAATCGGGTATTTCCGGGAACTGCCATAGCAGATTACCTCCTTTGTTAAATGTCTACAAAATCCTCAAAGAGAGATACAGAATCATTTACATGACCACTCTCTTTAAGACGCTTCATGGAGGCAATACGTTTATTACGATCTTTGTCGGCTTTCTTAACGCCGCCCTTACCTGATCGTACAACCTTGGGTTTGTTTTTCAACTTCTTTGCTTTAATGCCAGACTTCTGAAGAGCATCATATTTTTGAGCTTTCATTAGTACAATCATCGATCTGTGGTCAATCAGTTCTTTTAACTCTTCCTGAGTAAATCCCTGATCTGATGCGTAAGAGGTTAACTCACTTGCTAACTTAGTGCGTTTTTCAGAATCAGCCCATTCAGGTACGGCTTCTACTAGCCTTTTGTATTCTTCCTGTACAGCCATCTGTCGCGCTTGTTGCAATTGAGCATCCTGTGCTTGAAGTGCTTTTTCACGTTCAGAGTTTATTTTCTGAATATTTTCTTGCGCTTCACGCATTTCCTCTCGTTTCGTAATAAATGAAATAGGGTCTGTTTGCCGCAGATTTTCCCAATCAATATTTTGAAACTGTGCAAGACCACTAGCAGAAGTTTCTGCAAATTGTCCAAGTGTTTCTATGTATTGCTGACGCTCCGCTTGTGCTTGAGAAATTTCGTTAGCCCATTGCTGTTGCATTTCGACCATCTTATTTCTTTCGCTTGCAAGTTCTTGCGTTTTACGAGTATAGTCAGACTGTCGGGAGTACCCTTTAACAAGTTCGTCAAGACCGACTTCCATCTCTTCTCCGTCAACTTTAACGGAATAGACTTCTTCGCCCTCTTCTTCCTCATCTTCATCTAACTCTTCCTCTTCAGATTCTTCCTCAACTTCGGTTTCTTCTTCGAGGACATCCTCTTCCAATGGTTCGTCTTGAGTTTCCTCAGTAGACTCATCAACATCTTCGGTAGGTTCGCTTGCCTCAGTTTCTGGTTTGACCTCTTCAGGCTCCAAGATTCCAAGGAAAGCACTTTGTGCTTCGGCTATACTGCCTTGCTCTACTGTTTGCGGGTCAATGGTGTCCGCCATTACAAATTCTCCTATATTGAGTATTCCTTAAGTTTCTTTGCCATCTCTCCAGATTCAACAATACTGGTTAGATGAAGGCGCAGTCTTTCAAGGAGTCGTAAAGAAAGCCACAATTGTTCGCGACTTTCGACATCTTTTACACTTGAGTTATACCAAGTGTTATTTATTTCTTCCTCTAGTTTTTCAAATGCTTCTTTATATAATGGATCGTTAAGTAAATTTCTTGCTTTGGCTTCTCTATCCACCTATTAAAACACCTCTATTTTGATCTCGTTCTAATGCTAGTTCTGCGGCTTTTAACTGTGCGTCTACCGCCGCTTCTTGTGCATCCTGTTGTACTTTCATCATTTTAACTTGGAGTTCACCCTGTTTGATTTCAAGTTCTTTCATTTTGTTTTGTTGTTCCATAGCCATAGTTTGCTCTTCTGGAGATGGCCCTTCCTGCCCTTGTTGTGGAGGAGGCGGTGGGGTTAGGAAGTCATCGACGTTCTGGTATCCCATAGCCTTAATAAGAGCCGCACCAAGGTTGTACATATTCTGTGGTGTTACGATAGGTAATCCACCTGACATAGCCTGTGAAGCAAATGAAAGCATATTAGATAGATGCGCCATCTGCTGATCCTTAGAGCCATTGCCAAGAGCAACCGATACAGTGCAATCCATTTTGTCACTCCACATATCGGGTCGCACTGGAACCCACTCGTTACGCAACATAACAACACGTTCTTTATCTTGATACTTTAAAAGAAGTTCATAGATGCAGTTCATTAATTGTTTAACGCCTGTCTCTGCAAACTGACGGGCAATCAACTCAACCCTACTTTGAGCATTGGTCATTACTGCATTTACCGCTGTAGCCGTTGTGTGGCTTGTGAGAGCGTCTGCGTTAATGCCTTGGGTATTTTTGTTTACGCCAGACCTTGCTTCCCTTACCTCATCCAAGTATCCAAGCATCTGGAATGAGTATGGCTCAAGAGGAGGGGTAGCCAAAGGCATGACCGCATTGGGTGATTTGACTCTAACAATACCGCCCGGGCGTTGTGTAAGAAGGTCATCAAGGTTAGCCTGACCCTCTAGTACAGCATAGCGACCAAAGTTCTGGTTATAGGCATTGTCCATTAGGTTACGCATAAGCGTAGACTTAATTAACTGTAAGTCCATAACAAGATCAGCCACAGAAAGACCAAAGAATTTATGCGGGATTTTTAAAGGAGTAATACTAACAAAAGGTTTTTTATCTATTTCTTCATTAGAAAATATATAACTACCCACACTGCATACTTTTCTAAGTTCTGCAATACCGTCTTCATCGTAGTCTGTTTTTATAAAAGACTCATGTAACCAATATTCTCTTAAAGCCTCTTCTTCATTACCGCCAAAGCCATAATTTTCTGAGTCATCAAATTCGTATCGAGCCAATCTTTCTTCGCTAAAGTAAGCATCGTTATCTCCACTACCTAAATCTTCTGGGCCAAAATCCTGATCTGGATACATAACCCTAAGTTCAGATAAAGTTTTTCTAACACGATGACAAACAAACCTAGCATCTTCTATACTTTTTGCTTCTCTAGAAATAAGAAATTCTTCTGGTGGTACGTTTTCAATTCTAACCCTACCATCGTAATCCATTCTTTTAATAACGACATCATGGTATAAACCTTCTGCTCCTGCAATTTCAGTATGCTCAAGAACTTCTACATCTTCGTTTGAAATTAAATATTCAAACTCAAGATCACCAAGGTTGTGATACTCCTCCCTTTGGGCTTCTTCATACTCATCCCACCAAACTTTTACAATGCCGTTTTTCTGGAGAAGCGCATCGTGAAACCACGAATACATGATCTCCCAACCATTATTATCTTTAGAGAATACATAGTTAACATAGTCAGTGGCTTGTGCGGCGGCATCTACGTCTTCTGGGCCATGCGGTGTGAACTTAACAAACTCGTCACCAGAGCCAAAGATACGCATAAGACTGGGTTTAATCCACTCGATAGTATCCTGTACAGTAGAGTCAACGTACTGACTTCTACCTTCTACTTCATTACCAAAAGGTAGCGCATAGTAATACTCTTGCGCTTTCTCACGTTGTTCTGATATCTCACCGTCATAACTCAGAGAATCTGTGATCTCTGCGTTAATCTTTGTTAATAGTTCTTGTTCGCTGTCAGACAATGCCGTAATTCCTATATGTTAAATCGCTAGTCCATTCTGGGTCTGAACCCGCAATGGCGTGTCGTTGTGACTGAAAGGCG